TGGTAGGCACGTTGCAGTCACTGGCTGAATCCGTGGCGTCGAGAAGGACTGACAGCCGTACATCAGCAGTGGCAAGGCGATCGCGCAGAGCAGCTTGCTTGCGTTGTTCATTGGAAAGCTCCAGGGAGTGTTGTTGGTCTGCGGCGGCCGCTCTCTGTTCTGCGGCCAGGCGCTTGTCCTGCTCAGTTCTGGTCTGGGCGGCGGCGGCACTGCTGATCGCCGCCAGGTCGTCCTTGTGCAGGCCGGCCTGCTCGGAAAGCTTCTCGCCCATCCGCCAGGCCTGCACCTGCCAGGTGCCGCCGGCGGCGGTCGCCATCAGCACCAGGATCAGCACCACCAAACCGGCCAGCTTCTGTACCGGCGTCATGCCAGCACCTTTTTCGCCCGCCCCCACAACTGCAAGCGATCTTCCAGGCCGTTGTTACCACCATTAATGCGGCGGGTGATCTTCGTGAACTCCCCCTGATCCGCCAGCGTGTTCAGCCCCTTGGTGGACCAGAACCAGGCCGCAGACATCGCCGCGTGCTGGGGCAGCTCGAGCAGCTCAGGCCTGTTGATCAGGTCCAGGCCCAGGGCTTCCCCGCATGCGGCATAGTTGGCTCTCCCGGTGATCTGGATCAGTCCGCGCCCACGGTACTTCGAGCCGTCACCCTTGACGGTGTTTCCCAGATCGGCACGGCCTTCGTACGTGAGTTGCTGCGCAGTGGGGCCCCAAATCTCGCGCACGTAGCGCAACTGCCCCGACTCATGACCAACCTGGGCAATGAATGCCGCAGCGCGCGCAGTGCCCAAAATGCCGTAGTGGATCATGGCCGCGTTTAGCGCAAGAACAAAAACGCCGGCTTGGCGGCCGGCGTTCGGAAGGATCTGCAGCAATCGCTGCTCGGTAATGGGCATACTTTTCTCCAGGCGAAAAAAAGCCGCTCAAGGCGGCTGTGTTTTCGTTCGTCAATTAGGCTTCAGCTGCACCCGTCTCAGCCGGCAGCTCAACAATGGATTCAGCGGGCGTTGTCGCGGGCATCTCGACCGGGGGAGCGTCAGGAACCAGGATATGCAGGGTGATCATGTGCTTTAGATCGTACGGCTGACCGTCTTTGGTAACCGTCACGGTAAGCAGGCCATCCGCGAAATCAGTTTCAACGTCGGCCCGACGGTCTACCTGGTTCACGGTGTAACCCCAACCATCATCAATTGGCGGGAAGGGGACCATGCCCAGGGATCCGGTAATCTGATAAACGCCCGTAGAGAGACGCGCCGAAATAACTGCGGTATTGCCTTGGGTGACGAAATCATACGTTGCGCCTGTAGAGCCCAGCACGTTGATTGCTGCTCTTGCCATGATCAGATCGCCTTAAGGGTGCCGTCAGAGGCACGAGTAGTGTTTGCAGTGGTGTAAACCTTCGCCCAGTCGCTTATTGACGCGTTGATTGACTGCCTGAAATAGGACACCGAAGAGCTCATATAAAACGCCTGCTGCGTCCAGTTGTTGCTGGCAGTGTCATATGCGCAATGAGTTACGGTTCCGAATCCGGACGGAAGAGCCAGGGTATTAGAGTCGAACTTATAAACCCCCGTCTTAGAGATCTCGTTCACGTTTGCGACGTACGGAACCGATGTTGAACCTATACCGAAGTCACTGACTTTCAAAAGCTGCCCCACTACCCCGGATGTGGCTCCAGTCGTAACATCCGAGTCAATTGCCGTACCGACCGATGCCCTCCCCGTGCCCCCCTTGCTCACTGGCAAAATGTCATAGTTACCCGTGGTCCCCAGTGCTGCGAGCTTCGATCCAAATTGATTGTTCAGATTATTGAAGGCGTCCGACAGCATCTTGTCGTAGCCCTGCACAGGCATGATGGCGTAGGCCGCGCCGCTAACTGTTGGCCCCTTATACGCAGGCAGGATCGAGATCACCGAAGCGCTCGCGACATTGGCTACCTCGTAGGTTGCGCCATCTGGGCCTACGAAAGAATCACCTACTCTCGAGGACGCGGCAAAATCAACATTGGTCCCGCTTACTGTAGTGCTACCGTTTTGAACAGATACTGTTCCGGCCCTTTGCCAAACCATAGTTTTCTCCAGGCAATAAAAAACCGCGCACAGCGGTTATCAGGTTCTATTCGTATTGGTAACGGTCATGAAATTGGTTTCGCGAAAACCACAGGCGTATAATACGAAGATGATATATCAACCCCAACAACCTGCATAACAAGCCTGTTATTTCCATATTCCCATACAGCATATTGATTTCCCTGTCGGGATGTAAGACCAGCAACATCCATTGCAATATTATTGATGAGCATATAATCACCAGAATCCAACGGACTATATGCTGTCCAGCTGAGCCTAGACGTGCCCTGCCCTGTTGGAGATGATCCTAAATATGTCCAACTTGTCAGTGTTCTTGTAAATTGAGCGCATGCAGTACCGTTATCAAACACTACTTTTGAGCTGCCGTCCCATAGCCTCAATCCAAAAGTCGCAGCTTCCTTGGATTGAAATGCAGCGCAAAACCAACTGCCCGAGGTAAACACCCCAGCTATCCCTGTGAATGAAAAACCGGTCCAAGCTCCAGCACTTCCTGATATTTTACAAAAACACAAAGTATTGGATTGTGCAGGCCTGACAAATACAAGGGGCGGCTCTTGCGTGGTAATTGCAAATGGAAATCCAACGCTTGCACCCCCACTACCACTGTAGTTTCCCCGAGCCAACGCTACCAATCTTGAAAACTCAGAGTCTAAAACAACTACATCGTTATTATTTGTGAACAGTAATCCATAAGGCATTTATCTATACCTCATAACCATCAGCCTCTGAGCCCTAAGCACCCCCATAGGTGCCCCCTCAGGAGCCCCAGGCTGTCCAAAATAAATCACAACCCCGCCACTGGTGACTATAGGTGTGTACTGAATATTTCTTGTGTCTTGAGCGTCTGTGCCATAGTTATCTACTGGCATACACACAGCTGAGTGAGTAGAAGGGTCAACCCCACTAACTGGAATAAACCTTGTCCTGGCCTCACCCGAGGTACGCTGTACAAGTGCCGAATAAACAACCCTAACTGTAAAAGAGCTCTCATCTAGTTCTAGATTGCCTGCAGCACTCCAAATCCTAATACCAGAACTCATTCTGTCAGATCTCCAATTTGGACGCGCTTGACGTTGTTCACGTCCCAAAACCGCATTGATCTGTTAGTCATCATGGATCGCCCTTGACCAGGAACAATCCCGTTGATTTCGAACGTTCCGTCTTTCTTGAGAATCCACCCCTGCTGACCGGCGATGTAGTTGGTGGAGCTAATGTATTCGCCGATCTTTGCGTTGGTGATCGTGCCGTCTTGGATGAAAGCTGAACTGATGAACGTCTGCCCACCAGTAACCGAGAACGGCGACACCGGCGTGCCGTTGGCAAGGTTCAGCAACATGAACGTGTCGGCCCGCACAACGAACTGCGACGACACTCCAGACGGATCGACCTGAAGGCCCAAGCCGAACGATGCGGCGTACTTCTGGCCGCCGGCGGTGGTCTCCATCTTCACCGACCAGATTGTTGACAGCTTGTCGTTTGTATCCGCAAGGGCTGACGTTGTCTGTTGAATCACAGCTTTGTTGTCCGCCACCTCCGCGCTGACCTGAGCTATTTGCTGCGCCGAGGCCTGCTTGTTGTTGGCTACCGTGCTTTCCAGCAAGGTGACGTTCGCAGCGTTCTGGTTGACCTTGGCGTCAAGGATCGTGGTTCGCTCGGCGCTGGCCTCCGTTTCTGACGCCCTGACCTTGCTCTCCTGAACGATCGCGGCCGTGCTGGCCCAACCTTTCAGCGCGTCAGCCTTCGCTCCGTTCCCGCTGTCATCGCGCGCCGCAGCCCGCAGGGCGTTGGTGGTGCTGGCCTGGGCGGTGACCACGCCGTCGAGCTTGGTAATGTCGGCGGTGTTGGTGGAGACCTGCTGTGCCAAGCCATTGGCCGTCTCAACCGATTGCCCTACATCCAGCCAATAGGTGGTGTTCGGTGGAGGGTTATTGACCGGCACCTCTACTTTCGCCTGGTAGATTCGATCCCCTGCCACCACCATCTGCCCTTTCAGGTAGACCTGACCCGGAACGTATGCACCGAGCCCGTCCAGTGCGTCGATCTGGGCTTGCAAGTCCGGGATCTTCTCGATGTCGCTGAGCAG